TGTCCAGCATTACTTTCTACGGCACTAATGATACTATCGTGATCAGCGTCTTTTAAAACTGCTGTATCTAATAGTAAACAATTTACTGGTGGATTTTCTTTAGGAATAACTCTATAAGCAACGATAACTTTACGTCCGTTTGCTTTAAGTTTACCTACATGTTTTAAATCAGCCATATTATTTTGCTCCTTTTTCCTCAGGGGTTGCCTCAGGATTATTTGCTTTAGCTTCTGCTTCAGCTTTTTCTACTGTTTGTAGAAACGTGTCTAGTTTATTAAACGTTTTACCTACGGCTTCCATTTCGTTAGCCTTAAACGCTCCTCTTTGTGATGCTACATCGATAATTGATCTTAGCACACCAAGGTCTTGTACTGTTAACTCAACTGGTGATTGAGCCGCCGCTTGTGGTTGTGTTGCCACTGCTTCTGGTGTTTCTTTTGACATTATATATACTCCTTATGTTATTATATATGTACTTAATATTTATTTGTACTTCAAATGTGGACAAGCAAGAGCGAAATATGATAATTCTTTAGGATCTTCGAATCCTACACGTACTACGTCTTCTAATTTGTTTTTTGAAGTTAGGCCTGTACATTTGCCTAAATAGTATCTTTTCTTAAGATTTGTTTCAATCCACTTTACTAATGCTTGTTCTATGTTGTATCTAATGGGAAGATCGATTGTAGAAAGATGAGGTCCTTCAAAATCTAGTTTTCTTAGATCAAAAAAGTTATTAGCAGTTATATTTTTAAGCGGCATGTTCGTCATAGTGAGCAGTAACTCCAAATGGCCCTTGTAAATTTTTATCATGATGTGAATGAATAATAAACACTGTTTCACAGTAGTTTTCATCACCCCATGAATCCCAAGCATATCCATCTGTAAACATAATGAACTTTTTAGGAACAATATCGTGTTCTTTCATATAAGTCCAGTTAACCATAAACTCAGTGCCACCGCCTCCAGCAACTTCGTAATCAAGTAGATCACTACCGTCATCTGCGCTAAAGTCAGCTTCATTATAAACTTCAGTATCAAAGCACCATAGTTTAATTTTATAGTCTTTGTATTCTTCCATAATACCTTTTACTTCACTAAGGAATATTTGTGCCTGTGTATTAGTAATAGAACCTGACATATCAATAGCAACACAGATATCAATAGTTTCGTCAAAGTTCATACCCGGAAGTATAGCACCAGTATGCCAACCTTTACGTGAAGGACGTTGAAATGTAAAATCATTACGTATTGTACTTTGAATTTGTTGACGTAGTATTTCACGCCAGTTCATTTTAGGTTCTGTAAGTTCCTTAATCATACGTTGAACTTCTGCTGGAGTATTACCAGCACCGGCAGCCTGTGCCGCTGAAATCATATTCTCTTTAATTTCATCTCTAATTTTTTTAAGTTCTTCTTTTGAATAAGTAGGTCTGCCTTCTCCCTTACCGTCTTTACCTTTTGCTTTACCTTTGTCATTGCCCTGAGCATCTTTTTCCCAATCAACATGTTCGTCTAATAGTTCACCTAGCTGATCTAAATACTGTTGGCCTCTTTCTTCTGCTTGTTTGAACAAGTCATCATATACCTGTTCACTCATCCAACCATCATATTTAAAGTCTTGATAGCATTGTACAATCTTAACCATTTCACCAATCTTATCACGTACTAGTGTATTGTTTACGATGTAATCACATGCGATATTGTGTAGTACTGGAATACGATCTTCTCTACGTGTAATATGATCGAAAACACAATGTAAAATCTCGTGTGCGATTACAAATTCTATTTCCTTATTGCTCATAGCATTAAAGAACTGTGTATTATAATATAAATGTCTGCCGTCTGTAGCGGCAGTAGGACACCAATCATCACAGTTTTTAACAATAAGCCTAGTAGCCATATTGCCAAAGAATGGGTGTCTAAGAAGCAATCCAACACGAGCAACAATAATTCTATCAGCTACATCAATTCTCATAGCTTCTAGTTCTTCAGGTGTAATGTCTGGATTTGGTTGAAAACCTTTTGTATCTATTGTCATATTATGCCTCTCTAAATTCCTTATTGTCCTTATATTATATAGTATTTAATACTAAATGTCAAGGATAAATGGACATTTTTTTGTAGAGAAATGTCCAAAACTCTGAGGCTTACGCCTCCTGTGCGGCAGTAATGTACTTGCCAAAACGCTCATGGAATTCATCAAAACACTCTACCTCATCTGGGTCAATTGGAAGTGAGTATTGTGTGAGGGCTAACTTAATACCCATTACAACCAATTCAGTGTCGAAGTTATCCATTGCGAAACGTAAAAAGTTATTAACTTTCGAATCAAACTTTTTATCGTTTTTATCACAAGCGTCTTTAAGTTCATAGCAAAGTGAGACAGTCAAGGAATACATGGCACTGATTTCTTTAGTCTCGATATCCTTAACCTTACCTTCAAGTATGTCAGTAGGGTTAGGAAGTTTCGAAGCAATCTTTCGATGCGCCATAAACTTAACGGCAAGTCCTTCGCCGACAGATCCACTTACCAAATCGGTAGTGGTATTCTCATCATCATCGTCTTCGATAAGCTCGGAAACAAATGACCAAGAACGAGGTGTAGCAAACGAACGACTTGGGCTCTTAGGATCAAAGTCATACAAGTCCTTCTTGCTAAATGTCAAATAACCAACAACATCAGTATGTATGTTGTGATCTACAGCCCACTGGAACCAGTCATCAAAATCAACTGCTAGTTCTAAGTGAACAAATCTATTTGCCAACGGAGCAGGCATTCTATAAGTAACACCTTTGTCAGCATCTCTATTACCAGCCGCAACAATCAAAACGTTGTCTGGTAATTTGTATTGCCCAATACGTCTGTTAAGAATAAGTTGGTAAGCCGCCGCTTGTACTGCCGGCGCCGCAGAATTCATTTCGTCTAAGAACAATACAATATAATCGTACTTAGATGCCATCTCTTCATTTGGAAGTTCTGCTGGTGGTGCCCAAACCATTGTACCTGCGTTGCTATCAAAATATGGAATACCTTTAATATCTGTAGGTTCCCATAACGACAAACGAATGTCAATTAGGTGTGAGTTTGTATATTCTCTAGTAATTTGACTAATAATGTCAGACTTACCAATACCTGGAGGACCCCACATAAAAACAGGACGCTTTTTCTTAAATGCCCTTTTAATGCTTTTCTTTGCCCCATTAGGCGAAACTGTACGTAGTGTAATATTATCCATGTTATATTCCTCTTTTGTTGTCATCAGTGCCATACTTAATTTCTAAGTATGTATATATAATACACTCGTTATACTCTAAAGTCAACCACTTTTGGTTACTTTTTAACATTTTATTAACTTTGTACCCTATAAAATAACCATTACGACAGGCGCCTTAAACGTATGGTTTCACCGTCTAAACGGCTCTTAAACTGCTTTTTAAGCATTTTTGTTGGTATGTGTACTAGTTTTGGCGGTTAATTGCTTTATTTAAACCGTATTTACGGAGGTCTCCGCTGAATAAATGTAGTTCCATAGCCTTCTTTTCGTCGGTTACAGATATACTAAATCCAGTTAAGTAGTATGGACATGTGATAAACTTATCTAAAAAGATAACAGTCTGTGTAGTCATTTTGAAGTCTTTTGGAAATGGTACTTCGTATGTTTGTAAGTCTAGTTTAGTAGTAATAAATTCAAAGCCCGCATCAGTTAGCCTTAGACCACCTTCGGACTTTTCTCTAGTATTCTGCCACCAGTCAGACATATGCTGTTTAACATTAGCGTCACTAACGGCAACATCTGCTTGCTTTAGAAAGATCTTAGTATAAGTTTCTTTCCAGTTCATTCTTCTGTTACTACTTCACCTGCTGTTAGTTTGTGTACAGCAAACTCATCTGACTTAAATGTATCATTTAATTTTTTAGCTAGATTGTGTGCGTGACCCGGATTACTAAAAGAAACTTTCTTATACTTAGGTCCTGGATAGTTTGTGATTGAATTTGATGTTTTTAAGTTGAAAGGTTTCCCTTGATAGAACACTGCCCATATTGCTTCTGACTTTAAAACTTGCTCAGATTTATATGTTGCTTTGTCTACATACTCTAATAATATTGTTGGTTTTGGTCTACTCATATACGTAATCCTTTAATTAACTACGTATATATTTATCTCTTTTGTAGAAGAAAACTACTACTATTAAGCAGATTTACTACTTAATTCAGTTAGTACGTCTTTAAGTTCTTTCTCGTCAATACAGATTACATTTCTTATTGCCAAAGGTTGTTGATATTCTTGTAATAACTTAGCAACTAGTGTGGGATAAAATTGTGGATCAGTAATACTACCTACACATTGATCCTCAGTTTCAAATGTAGGATCAGTAAAAACATAAATGCTAGGTTGTTGTAAAAAAATGACTAAAATAAACCACTTCATTTCCAGCCTGCTCCGCCATCCATACTTATTGTAACAGTTTCGTTAGCGTCACCTTTATTTTCAATAACAAGTTTTTCTAAACGTCCTTGTTGGTTAGCCATAACAATACCAAGTGTAGTTGCTAAATTTTTAGCACTAGTGATATCCATTTTTAATTCTTTAGCATTTGAATTGTCAGCACTTTTTACTTGTGCTAAAAATGCCTGAATAGGCATTGTATTAATTGGATCGTTTGTTTGCATTACTTAACTCCTGCCTCATTGTAAATTCAGTCTTGAAAGGACCTTTATATTCATATGATTCAAGTGTAACTAGTTTAGGACAAAAACTTCTTACCCAACCTTTATTAAATTTAATAATATAATAACCTGCCGCATACAAACTCTTAGATTTTTTACTTTTAGTAAACAATGGTAATTTCTTTTGTACATTATACATTACGTTATAAGGTGTACCACTTGTAGCAAATCCATGAATTACTTTTTCAATACTACTGCCGTCTGATATTCTTGTTTTATCCCAACTAATATTACCTATATAAGCATTAAATTGTTTTGTGTCACTAAAGTATTCAGTACCTGTACTACAACTATACATAAGCCGTTTGTCATCTTCTTTAGACAAAGTACCAATGCGTTTGCCGTTAGATTCAATAATCCAAAATTTATTTTTTAAAATAGGTTTTGCTTTTATCATACTGCTTCCTTTATGTATCTTCCGTTAAGCGGTTCAGCAAATTGCTGAGCCTGTTCCGCAATTCTTTGCATATCATGTTTAGCACAGAACTTCATAAGATAAAGTCCTACTTGCGAAATTTGTTTAGGTTGTTCAATAGCATCTTCGATAACATCATTAATAATACTTCTAATGTTACCAGGCTGTGCTGACAAGTCACATAATACAACATTACGTTGATAGTCATCTAATACACGATGTTCGTCACCGTTATGATCTATCCAACGTTGTAGCATCATATTATTCCAATTAAAGCCTTTGCGATCTTTATCTTCAAATGCTTCTAGTAAGCCTACTTTGTTCTTAGTACCTTTTGTACGTACACCTGGATAAGCACTAAACACATTGTCACTAGTGTCTCCACGCATACACTTTTCAAATAACATAAACTGCGGATTAGGTGCTTCTTTTTCTAATCCTGTTTTCTTATTTATTACACGTTCACCTTTGTCGTTAAAGTAACCTTCAAGTGTAATTGTTTCTTTGTTTACACCGTGATATTGTTTTACATTAGGAGCAATAAGTTGAGCAAAGTCACCATCAGTACTAACAATAATATGATTGTCTTCAGGATGTGATTGTACCCAACCGGCAATAAGATCATCTGCTTCTAGTTCAGGATGTCGCATAACAGTACAGTTTGTTTTGTCTGTAACAAAGTCTTTAAACTCATCAAATATTTCCCAAAAGATTTTATCTTCTTCTGACTCAGTTACAGTCATCTTATCACGAGCAACTTGTCTATTAGCCTTGTAAGGCTCGTAAAAGTCTTTACGCCAGCTACGTCCTTCTAAGCAGAATACAACATGATCTGCGTCAAAGTCATTCCATGCTTTCTTAACACCTGCTAGTGTAATGTGTAGTGCCATACCTACTTTATCATCTATGCTACCTCGTACTACATGTCTAGCACGAAAGAATGTATTTGCTGTGTCTACAAGAATATATGTACTCATATTAGTTTGCCTTTGTGTAATTTATAGTAGTATTATAGCACCAGATCTGGCTTGTGTCAACCATTAAATTCTTCATCTACATAACGCTTCAGTTCGTGATCACCAATATTGTTTGGTACTCTTTTTTTGTAAAACAATTCATAACTATCACTACCATATTTGCCAATTCCGTATAGTTGTGTAGCATCTTCACCGTCCCAATCTTTAAACTGTTCACTCATACGATACAATCTTTCTGCTCGTACATGTTTCATACCTAAAGGAGCAATTACTTCTTCAATTTCTCTACGCCCTGCGTGTACAAAACTATCGTGTGTACTCCACTTGCTAAAGAACGTAGGTAGTACTGCTTTAACTTGTTTACGGTTTGTACAATTTAAACAAATAACACCGACCATATGTTGCCATACATTTGCTACTTGTTGTTGTACCATTAGATCATCACGCATTATGATATTTCGCTTTTGTCCTTGTCAAGTGGAACAACATTAATATATCCTGCTCCTACATCTGTGCTTTGACCTTGCTCTTCTAACATACCGTATACAATATCTCTAAACCATCTATCTACAATTTGTTCTTCAGGATCGCCATCGACCCCGTATCCATTTTGTTTAAGTTCTACGATAAAGTATTCATTCCAATCAAGTTCAAAGAATCCATTTCGGATATTATCTTTGTTTACTTTCATGTCGAGTACGTTGACCCAAGATTCTTTCTTACTTGTTGCGTAAGCCTTAGGGTCTTTCTTTTTAAGAAGTTTCATTTCTTCATCTTTAACTTCTTTTTCTTTTTTAGCGATAGCTTCTTCTTTAGCACTTACACCAGTTATGTCTTTTAACCATTTCTTCATCACCATCCCGCCTTTCTAATTGCTTCTGAAGGATCTTTAATAGGAGCCTCCATTGCTTTTTTATGTTGTTCGTTTTTATACTTGTTCACTTTATTAAGTTCCCCAGGCATTTCCGAATAAGCTGATATGGAGTCTGGGGGTAAATCGCCATCCTTCTGCCATACACGCTTCAGCCACATCTTTAACGTTGAGGGTGTATTCTTCACTACGTCCACCCAACGGCATAAGATATACCGGACATTCCACCCCGGCACCTCTGTAAGAGTCCACAGCTCTTTTAACTTCATCAAAGTCGCTTTGAGTAGCGACAACAAACTTAAGATACATGTCGCTATCAGTAACAAGCTGATACTCACTAGCCACATCAGGCTTAATAGCAGTATCCCAAGGTTCTCCACTAACACTAAGTTTTGGGGAACAACTCCAAGTGACTTGGATTCTGTCCTGATCGTTGAGATAGTTAAAGAGATTTTCGTGTAGATGTTGTGTAGTGTTTGTTTCAAATGTAACATTTTTTAAATCCTGCATACGTGGATGTTCGAACAGCTCTACGTAAAGACGTTGCCACGCTAACAACGGCTCACCACCTGTCATGATCAAGTGTACATCTTGACCGTTATCTTGTACCCACTTACCGTTAGGAGTAAGTGATAGTAAATGTTCAACTACTTCGTCAACAGTTGCTTGTTTATTAAACTTCTTAAACTCAGGATAGATACTAGCATATGTATCACAGCCTGTATGTATAATAGGTAAGTCGTTAAACTCTTTTGTAGTTTCATGTACGCCAGCGTCTAACAAATCTTGTACTTCCTGATTACGGATAATACCAGCCTTTTGCTTTTCGTCACGCATAGGTTCATTTTGTAAACCAAAGTTCATACAACGAAAGTTACAACCGAATGTACGTAGAAACACACTAGGCACTCCTACAAATTTACCTTCACCTTGTACACTGTAAAATGCTTCTGAATATCTTAATTTTTTCTCTTTACTTTCCACAAGCAAACTCCTGTTGTAGTTTAATGTTATCCATAAACTCTTTCTTAGTACCTGCGTCATCTTTAAACGCACCTTTGAGTACAGTTGTTTGTGTAAGACTACTGTGTGCCTTAATACCCCTGTTCTCAACACAACCATGTGTTGCTTGTACATAAACACCTAAGTGTTCTGCTCCTGTTGCTTTTTGTATTTCACGGGTAATATCGTTAGCAAGTTCTTCTTGTAGGGTACCACGTTCAGCACACCATTGAGCAATACGGGTGTATTTACTTAGTCCAATTAATTTGTCTGCGGCAATAATACCAATGTACGCAACACCTTTTACAATTTGATGATGATGTGAACACATACTTGTAAGTTCACTTCTGACAACTAACATACCTTCATAACGGTCTACACTGTCATTTGGAAATGCTGTTGCCGCAGGCATTGGATCATAACGTCCTGCCATTAATTCATTAATATACATTTTTGCTAGACGTTTACCAGTTCCCATACTGTTAGGATCATTATGCCTATCAATTACAAGTGAGTCTAGCACACTCTCAAAGGCTACAGTTGCTTCTTCAATTAGTGCTTCTTTGTCACCATCTACTAAAACATCACTGATATTGTCACCAGCCCACGATCTAATATTAGCTTCTTTCAGCCTTGCTTTAATTTCTTCACTTTTGTTCATTTACTTCTCCGATGTTAAGGCAGTGGATTGCCTGTAATAGTTTATATTATACAATATATTTAGGTCTATGTCAAGTACTTTTTAAGTTATTTAGGTAATCTGTAGCAATTAATCTATGTATTTCAGTATTATAATGCTCACCATCTAACCTGTATTCGTCCGTTTCTATGTTAATAGCTTTTGATAACTGTAAATAACCTTCTGCGGATGACTTTGCTTTTGTGCCTGATTGCCAATCTCCATAAAGATATGTATTGTCAGGAACAAACACTCTATTATTAATTGACCATTGATACCATTTTATATTACGTCTAGCACACATAGTATCAATTGCTAATAAGTCTAAACAATAATCTTTATATTGTAAAGGTGTTACTAGCTCGTGCCAAAGTTTTGTGTAGATATACTTTTCATGAAAGGGTTTAAAGTCTGCTTGAACTTTCATATCGTCAAATTCAAAACCTTTAAATTCTTCAAAGTTTTCTTGCCGAACTTGATCGATCATTTCGATGTAATTTTCTGTTACACGATGATCTGTATATCTATCTATATTTTCGTCTTTTGGTTGATCGTCATCTAAAAATAAGTCTGCGTTTGTATTTTCACCAGCATCTAAGTTACGTGAACATGACAATAAAAACCTATTCCAGTATGTACTTTGTACAAATACTTCATCAATATCATCATAGCGATCAAACATTGACTTAATCCAAGCAGGATATTTTCTATTACATCCGCCTGGCTGGCTGTATATTACAACCTTTTTATTATTCACTTTAGAATAAATTTCAGCATAGTTATTATCTTGCCATGCTGAAATTGTATTATCTATTTCGTAATAGCCATGAGCATGGCTATCACCAATGAATAGTGTTCTACTCATTAAAGTATTTGTCCAACATTTCTAGTCTATCGTTTGCTGTGGCCATAGCATCCAGTTCTTTTTGAATTGTTTCAATAATATCTGAGTGTTCTCCAATGCCTACAACCTTTTCCATATACACATTAATATTAGTTTTGTGTAATAGGACTTCTGCTTCGGCATGTTTTCTTGCCGCTTCGATCATTTGCTGTTTCAACATAAGTTCCTTTCTTTTAGCATCCATCTAAAGATTCAACTGCGTATTCGTTAAATCCACTAGATAGTTTCTCGTATGATCCCATGTGTGGAATAACATGACGTACTCCACCTTCGGGTTTTTCCATGTCACCTTTGCGACGAGGAATTAGGTGTATATGAGGCCACATAACAGTTTGACCTGCCGCCTCACCACAATTTTGTCCAATGTTAAACGCATCACAGTATCCGCGTTCAACCCAATCGTAACCCCATTTGTATGCCGCTTCCATACATTTTGTTAACGACTGCCAATTTTCTTCTCTCGGAACAAAAAGAATATGTCCTTCTGTTACCGGATAACCGTCTTTAAACACTACAAAGTCTTTTGTGTTAACTAGTGCTTCTTTCCAAGGTATTTCACTAAAATCCATAATTAAATGCCACCATTATACGTTCTTTATCAGTTAGTTGTTGTTCAACTTTGTGATGCAAATGACTCGGAAAAATAATTAAACTTCCTGTCATTGCCGCACAAGTCACGTTGGGTGAGTTTGCTTCATTAAGTTCTGAAACATTTACTCTAGGCCAGTTGGCCTTCATGTTAGGATTAACAAGTGTTAGTCCCGGATGATCTTGATCTGCTTGAATATAGTATACTCCACTCCATGTGTCTG